GTTCCATGGGCCAATTGTCCACGGATCTACGCGCCACGGACATGGTGGTGCTTACGTGGTATGCGTTGCAACGCACCAAGGCCGAACACTCGAACCTATCGTTGGCCGATTATGAGGCCGCGCTAGACGGGGCACCTATGCCGGTGGATAGCGGCCCTACAAACCCTACGGTGGCGGCTACCGCCGCCGATTAGCGGAAATATTGGTGGCAACCGGGTGGTGGCCGCCAAACGTCGAATTTGACGAATACGACATGGCTACCGTTGTAAGTGTGCTAAACGAACAAAACCGCCAAATGGAACGGGCAAGCCGTGGCCGCTAAATCCACCGTAACCGTTGTTGGCGTTAAGGAAACGTTGCGGGAACTCAACAAAATGGAACCCGAGTTAGCCAAACAAATTAAAAAAGACGTTAAACAGATCACGGCAAGCGTGGTAGCGGACGCTAAAAATGCGGTGCCCAACACGGTAATAAGCGGTTTTAGTCGCAATTGGCAAGGCGGCCGGCTAACCCCGTTCAGTAGCGAACAGGTCCGCAAAACCATTACTACCCGGTTTAGCAACCGAAAACGTGGGGCAATGGCCGTATTTGCCGTAGTAATGAAATCCCCCATAGGTGAGGTGTTCGACATGGCGGGCAGATCGTCCGCCAACAATTTGGCCACCCGATTGGAAACACGGTTTGGCCGTGCGTCCCGCATTATGTGGCCGGCATACGAACGCAACCAAGGCCAAGTAGAACGCGATCTACAAAGCGTTGTAAACGTTATCCAACGCGAGGCCAATAGTAGATTGGTTAAGTAATGGCCGTATCTATCCCAATTATCACCGAGTTCGAGGGCAAGGGCATTAAAAAAGCCATTGCCGAATTTAAGCAACTCGAAACCACCGGCCAAAAGGCCCAATTTGCGTTAAAAAAAGCGGCCCTACCCGCCGCCGCCGCGTTGGGTGCCGTGGCCGTCATGGCCAAATCCACCATTGCCGCCGGTGAGGCCGCCGCCACGTCCAACGCACGAATAGCCCAAATTAACGAAAGCATGGGCCTATTTGGTGAGACAACCGAAAAGGTAAATAACCGCATTGTTGAGTACGCCAACGCCACGGCCCGGGCTACCGGCGTGGACCAAAACCAAATTAAATTGGCCCAAGCCAAACTATTAACGTTTGGCCAATTGGCCAAGAGTGCGGACACGGCCGGCGGCGCGTTTGATCGAGCAACGAAAGCCGCCATTGACATGGGCGCGGCCGGGTTTGGTGACGCGGCCACCAACGCGGTGCAACTAGGTAAAGCGTTGCAAGATCCGATTAAGGGCATTACCGCGTTGGCTAAATCTGGTGTCACGTTTACGGATCAGGAAAAAGAGAAAATCCAAACCCTTGTCGAGAGCAACAAATTATTAGAGGCCCAAGACATGGTGTTAAAGGCCATAGAAACGCAAGTAGGTGGAACGGCCGAGGCAACCGCGAACGATAGCGACAAAATGAAAGTGGCGTTTAGCCAATTGTCCGAAAGTATCGGCATTATTTTGTTGCCGCTATTTGCCAAACTTACCGCGGTAATGGTTAAGGTTGCCGATTTTGCCCGCGAAAACTCAACGGTAATAGTGATATTGGGCGGCGTAATTGCCGGCCTTGCGGTTGCGGTACTTGCCGCCAACGCGGCCATGAAAGTGTACCAAGCCACGCTAATAGTGGTTAAGGCCGCACAATTCGCGTTAAACCTTGTTATGTCCGCCAACCCCATTGCGTTGGTGGTGATCGCTATCGGTGCGTTGGTGGCCGCGTTTGTGATTGCCTACAAGAATTCCGAGACGTTTAGAAACGGTGTCAAAGCGTTATTCGAGGGTATTAAAGCGGGTGTTACCGCGAGCGTAGATTTTATTAAGGGTTACCTAAACGTGGTGTTGGGGTTCTACAAATCCATATTTAACGGCATTGCGTCATTGTGGAACAACAGCGTAGGCAAATTGTCGTTTGAGGTTCCTGATTGGGTGCCCGGGTTCGGCGGTAAAGGGTTCAGCGTCCCGAAAATTCCGTTATTGGCCGAGGGTGGCATAGTTACAGATCCAACGTTGGCCATGATTGGAGAACGCGGCCCCGAGGCCGTGATACCCCTAAACCGGGCCAACATGGGCGGCAATATCACCGTAAACGTTTACTCGACGTTGGCGGACGCGTCCCTACCGGACAAATTGGTAAACGCGTTACGGCAATACAACCGGCGTAGCGGCGCGATTGACATACGGGTGGCATAGGTGCCCGGCGTAGTATCCGCCGCCGGGGACTACACGGTGCTATTAGACACCGGTTGGGACACCAATAGTTTCCGTTTGGACGATCCCCTAAAGGGCGTATTGGGCAATACGGAATACACGTTGGGGCCTAACGTGCAATTTGCGGACATAACCGATTACGTCCTAGGCGTTAATTACGTTCGAGGCCGCCAACAACCGTTCGACCAATTCGGGGCCGGCACCATGTCATTTACGCTCAACGACACGTTGGCCGGCGGCATACTCAACCCGTACGACGATACAAGCCCCTATTACGATCCGGCGAGCGACGCACCCGGGTTGGCCCCAATGCGGCGCGTAAAAGTGTTACGCGAAACAACCGAACTATTTAACGGGATCGTGGAAAGTTACGATTACGAATACAATTTGGACCGCCAAAACCTTGTAACGGTTAATTGCGTGGACGATTTTTGGCTACTAGCCAACACGTTCATAGAACAATTAAACGTAACCCCGCAAACGTCCGGGCAACGCATAAATAGCGTGTTGGCGTTGCCCGAGGTGAACTACACCGGCACTACAAGCATTGCCACCGGCACCGTGGATTTGGGGCACTCGAGCGCGTTTACCGTTGCGGCCGGCACCAACGTGTTGGAATATTTGCAACAGATAAACGACACCGCCGAATTTGGGCGGTTGTTTATGTCCGCGGACGGGGTACTAACGTTCCAAAACCGTACCGGTCCCACGCTTAGCGGTTCGGTGGCGGTGTTTAGCGATCAGGGCACCGATTACAAATACCGAAACGTGGAGATCCAATTCGACGCACGGCAAGTAGTAAACCGGGCCGTAGTCACCGCATTAGACGGCACCACGGCTACGGATCAGGACACGGACAGCCAAACCACCTATTTCGTACAAACCCGGGACGTGTCGAGTTCCCTATTACACGTGGCCGGCCAGATAACCGCCGCCGCCGAATATCTACTAACCCCGTACCCGTCCCCACGGCTAACCGCACTAACCACCAATTTGGCCATGCTTACCGAGGCCCAACGCGACACCGTGGCAACCGTGGACATTGGGGACACGATCACTATTACGGTGGACGTGCCGAATTACGGCACGATTAGTAGCGAATTGTCCGTAGAGGGCATTACCGGGGATATTTCGTTGGACGGTGGCCACACCATTACGTTTTACACCGCGGACACCACCGTGGTGTATTACCTAGTTTTGGACGATCTGGTGTACGGTGTGCTAGATAGCACCAACGTGTTGGGTTAGGATTGCGTTATGGGTGCCAATGCACAAACAACCGTCCCCACGTTCGTAACGTCTCAGGTCCTAACCGCGGACCAAATGAACCAAAGCGCACGAACCGGTGTTCCCGTATTTGCAGATAGCACGGCCCGAGACGCGGCGTTTGGTGGCACCGGCGAAAAGACGTTGGCCGAGGGCCAATTAGCGTACCTTGAGGACACCAACGTGGTGCAGTATTACGACGGTTCGACGTGGGCCACGCTTGGCCCTAGCACTAGCGCGGTGGTCCAAATTAAAAGTACCGCCAAAACCGACACATTTACTACAACAAGTGCCACGTTCGTGGACGTAACCGGGCTAACCGTTGCGATCACACCTACTAGCGCGTCCAACAAAGTGTTGGTGGTTGCCCAAATTGCGCACGGTATTGGTGAGGCAACACCGTGGGGCCATTTTAAGTTAAATGGCGGTAACACGTCCGCCTACGTTGGCACTACCGCCGGCAGTCGAATTAGCGCGGTGTTTGGTGGCTATTCAGGTTTCGACGGGGAAAACATGTTGTTATCGGCAAGCATTGTGTACCTAGATAGCCCGGCCACCACGTCCCCAACTACCTACGCGGTACAAACCCGCGCCGGTACTAGCGGTTCCGTGCGTGTCAATTATTCGAGTACCGACAGCGACAACGCGAGCGTGACGCGGGGCGCGTCGAGCATTACGGTTTATGAGGTGACACCATGACGGATTACGCATTGGTTTTAGAAACGAATTACCCCGGTACACAATGGGCGATTAACAACAACGATTACGCAACATTGGAATGGTTTAGTGATACCCCGAAACCAACCCAAGCGGAATTGGACGCGGCATGGCCGCAAGTGAATTACACCAACCAATGCGAAATTGTGGAAAAGACACGCCGAACCCAATATGAGGCTAAATCGGACGGGTTGTTTTTCGAGTGGCAACGCGGTGACGGCACCGAGGCCGCATGGCGGCAAGCGGTAGCGGAAATTAAAGCGGCCAACCCATACCCGCCGGCACCATGAACAAGAACGCGCAACTACAAACCGCGGACCAAACCCTAAAAGGTGCCGTTATCGCGTTAGGTAGTTACATAGCCCACAAATACAACGTGGATCCACAAATCATTGCGTTAAGTATCCCCATAGCGTCTGCACTCATGGCGTGGATTAGCACCCGATTTGGCAACGAAAACACCGCGTGTTTGTTCGTAGAAAAAGAGCCGCCTAAAAAGTAATGCCTATCTACAAGGTCCCCGGCTATTCGGTGGTATCCGGCCCACTACCCGGGACGATCGAGTGGGTAAAACAAGCCGAACTAACAAGCGGTGGCGCGGTATGGAACAACGGCCACTACGCGTTTAGAAACATACGGGGCACCGGATCCGCAACCACTCGAGGGCAGATCTCAAACCATGCACGTGGCGTAGCCATGGATTTGTCCTACCGTCGCATACCACCACGAAATTTAGGCGTACCCAATGCACGAATACGGGCCTTAACGTGGCTAAACACCGTGTTGGACAATTGGGAACTATTGGGTGTCCAATGCGTATTGGACTATTTCCCGGACCCGCACGGCCGCGGGTGGCGTGTAGATCGAGTGGACGCACAACCCCTAAAAGCCCACAATTACCAAGCGTGGGTTAGGTATGCCCGGCCCACGATCCACGGGGCACCCGGCGGGGATTGGTTCCATATCGAGATACGCCAAGGCATGGCCAACAACCCGGACCGTGTACGGGCCGCGTTCCAAGCCGCATTTGGGATATCCACCACTACGCAACACGTCCCCGCTACGGTAAAAAAGACAACCAAGAAAGGCGGCAAGCGACGTGCCAGACCCAACGGAAACACAACAACCTAACCTAATTTTCTACGAGGTTTTGACCGGTGAACTAGAAACCGGCGGCCAAATATTGGTCCAAATATTCCGATTGCCCAACGGCACTATTTCGTTGGCCCAATTAGCGACCCGTCTAAACAAGTGGGACACATGGGGAAAACCGATAAGGCTCGAACACTTGGGGACACACCCAACAAGGCCAGATCCGCGGGGTACCGCGTGAACGCGTTTATTACAATATTTGCGGGTGCCGCGGTGGCTATCTCCCTATGGATGAACCCACTCCCAAATCCATGGCCGGCCGCGGCACCTACCACCATTGCCCCCACGGTGCCCGCAAACACCGTTTACAGGCCGTTAGACGCGTCAAAACCGCCAACCCCTACCACGGTGCCCCAACCCCCAATTGGGGCTTGTAGCGCGTGGGCGGGCTACGCATTGGGCTACGGGTGGCCGGCCGTCGAGGCCCCACAACTAGCCCGAATTATGCACCTAGAGAGCCGTTGCAACCCGTCCGCCATTGGGGATAACGGCAATTCCTACGGGTTATTGCAGATCCATTGCCCGTCATGGGTGAAACCCAACCGGTTTTGGCCAAACGGGTGGGCCGCCGCCAACGGCTACCCCATAACGTGCAACGATCTACTCGACCCGGTTACCAACCTTGCCATTGGTTCGTTGATTTGGGCCGGTGTGCCCGGCAGTAGCGGCGGGTGGTCCAATTGGACCACATACGGCAAATGAGTGTGTTTATGGCCGATTGTCACGGGGACGGCAAATTGGTGTTTAACAAACTCAACGAATTGCACGAAAACACGCCAGATTTACCCACCGCGCATTGCACGTTTCTAGCCATGGTGCGTATCCGCATATTGGAACAACGCATATTGGAACTACAAGCCGAGTTACAACACTTACAGGTTGTGGCACGTGATTGTTACTGACGACACCGGCACAATAACGATCCAATTTGACAACACCCAAATGGCGGTAATTGACCGCAACACCAACGTTTGGTTGGCGTATTTGCGTGGCAACCCGGACAGATTACGCCGCCACGTGGCCCGCGGCCTACTCAATTTGTCCGACACGGACGTGTTCGAGCGGATTCGCGAACGGGTCCAACGCGGATTTATGGGCGAACTAGCCACCGCCGAATATTTAGGGGTGCCATACCATTGGGAATTACGGGACATACAAAGCGACGAATTCGACGTGGCCGGAATACAAGTTCGCACCGTGAACGATTACAACAAACGGCTAATTACGCACGAATACGACAAACCGGCCCCGTACGTGTTGGCAGTAGCCGATTACGGCACCGCGTCCGTGGTTTTACGCGGTTGGTTGCATTTACGTGATTGCAACCGGCCCGAACATTGGTTTACGGGCACCGCCGCACCCGCATTTTTCACACCGGCCACCGCGTTACACCCAATGGATACATTGCCCACACCCACAACGAAAGCGACGGTTACAAATGGGATTTGAGTTAAACGGCTACGTGGACGTACCCACCCGGTTGCGAATGGCCCTAAAAGATTGGCCGCAACTACGGATCCAAGAAACGTCTTGCACACTCGAGCAAGTAGGGGAACAATTGTTCCTAATTTGCGTTGTAACGATTTGGCGGGACGAACGGGACGCGGTGCCCGTCATTGCGAGCGCGGCCGAACAAGTACCGGGCAAAACACCATTTACGAAAAATGCGGAACGCATGGTGGGGTTCACAAGCGCGCTTGGCCGTGGTTTGGGCTACATGGGCTACGGGATAGATAAATCCATAGCGTCCCACGACGAAATAAAACACCGCCAAGAATTGCCGCCTACTGAGGACGATCCGTTTCCAATGACCGAGAAACAGGAACAAGATTTGGCTATGCGGCGGATCGTGGAAAAAGAACAAAACAAACGCAAGGCCATGGCGGCCAACGGCCCGGTTACCCAACCACAACTAAAAATGTTAAAAATCCAAGCCACAA